TGGCTAAGGCCTGTCCCTTCCAAGACGATGCGGTTGAGATTACGCTCAAGGCGATCGATTCGGTCGTAGTAGTCGTCAATGACTTCCGCCTTGCGGGCTTGGTCCACCAAGACACCCCGCAGTCGCATCTCCATAACTGGCCCTTGAAGGGCTTTTGAGAACGCGTAGGTCGCAGATGTGTGGGCATCGAGTTGAGGCAAGAGTGCTTCGAGGATTTCGGAGGTGATGCAAACGTCGAGGCCATTGTACACCTGATCTCTGGTCCATTGATCGGGGATGTCTTCGGGGGTGGAGGTGGAGGTGTTGATGATTTTCATTTGTGATCGATCTTCCATTGGTTGATCAATCGCCCTGCACATGATTTCTTTATCATAGCTTCCCTGCCCTTTTGTTTTCTTAGATATGGTATGAGAAGTATCAACGCCTTTATAGCTTCTTCATCGTAAGCAACCCAAGCAAGCTTCGGTCCTGTCATACAATTTGGCATGGTTCGAACTGATCCAAGGCCTAGGCCAATGCGGATATCATCAAGAGTTTCTCTATCTTCATCATGTGTTACCACTACAGGGCCGGGTGGAGATCGGCCCTGTGTACCTATGAACAGATTACCTTCGTTGGCTCTCTTGATTAACTCATTCAAGGTAGCTTCTAACCAATCTGCGGTGGTCATGCATCCCTCTTAATCGTTTGATCCACGCCTTTACGTTCAGTCTTCCAAGGTCCGTGATCGGTGTACACGCTCCCCATGAAGCCTAAGGACTTCAGGCTTTCAGGGAGGAGAGCGTGATGAAGGAGCATAGTATCCTCCCGTCCCGCAAGGACTCGGATCCCATAGGATCGCCATAAGAAGGCAATGTCGTAGAGGCCGTTTTGGAAGACTTTTGGGATGGTGGGATCTTCAAGGATACGTCGTACAATTTCCCAAGTACGTCGTTCATCCACTCCAGTTGACCAATAGCTTCTATCTGGTCTGCGGTCGTCATCGAACGGAATAACAATAGCAAGGTCGTGTCGGGGAGCGAATCCAATGCAAGTAATTCTCGTTCCAGACGTTTCAATGTCCGTAGAAAGAATCTCGCATCCGAGGATGTGGTCATTGTAAAACCTTTCAATATCGGCGATGTCTGGCTCGATCCAGATCTCACACTTGGGTCGCCTGACTTCTGGATAGTCTCGCTCGTAAGTCGCCTTAGCAAAGTCTAAGATCGTAACCGGGCGGTTCTCCCAACCACGGAGCACAGCACTCGGATGGTAAGCCACAAGGCACTTATAATCGCTAACGCAGTGAGTTGATAAAAAGGTTGTCCCTCGAAGCTTTGATACGCCAGTGCGGCCAGCCAAAGCCCAAAGAGCACTATTGCCCAAGCAGATGATAAGGTTAGGATCAATCGCCAAGATCTCATCACCGAGTCTGTCGAGCTGAGTTTCATATTCCCTCCGTACGAATTTGCCTTTGATCAAGGCGGGGTATCCGGGGATGCCTTCGGCCTTGCCACCGCAGAAGAACTCGAGATTGTTGGCAGGGGGATGGAGTTGGAAGACGTTCGATCGGTACAGTTCCGGATGGACATCCCAGATCATGTCGATCTGCCGGGGATCGTTGCGGTTGTAGTACCAACGAAGTCGCTCGGCGTCGTTCGGGGTCCACTCAATGACCCCAGCCTCAGCGAGCATCTTCAACAACTCGATACCGCTCGCACCGACGAAGCCTTTGCCGATCTTAACCTCGGCCTCGCCCATTGCTTCGCCTAGAAGGAAGATGGGTTTAGAGGAAGACATTGATGCCGATCTTTCTCGAAGTTGCGTTGAACTTATCAGCAGGATCGAGGTTGATACCTGCCGCGTTGGCAACTAGGGCCGCGCAGATGATAACATCCTCAAGTTCGTCCTTCAGATCTTGCATGGTGGCACGAGAACCTTTGATACCTAACTTCTCACGAAGTATTTTCTTAACCACGTTACAAGCTTCCCCTGTCTCACCAGCTAACTCACAGGCAAAGAAGGAAAGATCTAGCTTGAAATCTGGATCCCACGTTCGGTTCCGATCAGCAAGGGCGTTTTGAAGTTCGTTAATGGTCGTCATGTTCGCACCTTTCTTCAACCAGCTTGGCGTAGCCGACAACGTCTTCCCAGTGTTGCTTCTCCATCGACCGGCCTGAGAGGATCCGAGAGAACTTCAGGCAGATCTGATCCATCGCCTCTTGCTCGATGTTGGTCAGCCCTTCCCAGCCGGAGGATTTGCGAAGCGTCTTCTTCAGCTTTTGTGATATCACCGCGTTATCCTCGAATGATCCGTGAGTCGTTTGCCTTACGTTCAGCAACGGATGTCTTTGGTTCATGTCGATCACTCTCCTCTAGATCCAACTTCCCAACCTTACACAACTCGACGACCATCTGGTTGAAGGTCTTACTCTCCGCGATGGCCATGTCGATTATCGACGCGAACAAATCCGCCGGAAAATTTATCGCAATTTTGAGATGCCCATACTTTGTAGCATGGCCTTTGGGATACTTTCTCATTCCTGCCTCCGTTGGGAGGGGCGCCAAGACCCCTCCCGTTAGGTTAGCTTACGCCGCTTCCTGTTCCTCGCCGAAGTTCTCAGCCGGGAAGGTCTTCCCCAGCCTGCCGAAGATCGACTCGCCGTCGTTGCTGGCTTCGTGGCGGATGTAGCCACCGACCTGACAGTTCATTGCCTCCTCGATCATCGCACGAAGGGATGCGCCTTCCTCGATGCCGCAGTGGGCCAGGAACTCCTTCAGCCGATAGAGCGATCCCTCGGTGAGGTAGAACGTAGCCTTGGTGGTCTTGTTCTCGATACCACCCATTTCTTCCAGTTCATCCGCGTCCACATCCGGCCCGGCTTGGAGAGCCTTCAGATTGAACGCCACGAACTCGGTCTGCTTCTTGGAGGATTTCCCAGTCTCCGGGAGGCCTTGGACGACCCAGAGATAGGAACCTTCCGGCATCGGCTTGGGACGCTCGACATCAGACGGAGCGGTGTCGAGGAGTGCGCCGAAGTTTGGTGCTTTAGCCATTTGTAGTTTTCCTTATGTGTCACGAAGTGCGTTTGAGTGTGAGTGACTTGGGTTTGGGTGGGATTGCTGTGATTTCCTGCTTCGGCGGTTCACGGAGCACAGCAAAGAACTCCGCAAGGCCTGTTTCGATGCCGAGAGTTTCCGGCATGGCGAAAGGTGCTGGGTTGGCAAGGTCGATCATAGCGTCGGATTTTAGCTGGATCGATTTCTTGCCGTTTAGGTTTTTGTAACGGATCACCGCAGGGAAGTATTGCGGGATCTTCGGGGACAGCTTCTGCCCGACGCCTTGGGGGAAGATCTTCGCCGTCCCGTCAGGGAGATCCATATACATCCCATGAGCGATGACGATGACGTTAGTCTCCATTCCCGGTCCGGTTAGCATTGCAAGAAGGTTCTCAATAGCATCCTGTGCATCTCCGTAGACAGCCCGCCCATCACGCTCTCCTGACTTTCCAACAGGCGTAAGAGGCTCTCTCCAGTCATAAGCGGCGTCGCAGAGCCGGGAAAGACTATCGATAACGAGTATACAGTCTGGTCCCCACTCAGCGGGGGAGCCGAGGTCAACTTCAGTTCCATCTTCGGCAGTATACTTCCACCGGTCGAGCATTTTGATAGTGTCAATGTAGGCCTTCGGTTGTCCTGAGATGACAACACCAGCTGCTCCAGTCTTGCGTTTATCTCTGAGTGTTCTGAATTCGACATTGGTGATAGCCTCCGGACAGTCTCGTAGGGCGAAGTATTTAAGCGGGTCGAGTTTGTTGTAAAGGTCCAAGATCCTCAACTTGTATCCGGCTTTGACGAGCGACACGAGCGATCCAGTCTTCCCAGACATGGCATCGCCAACGAGGAGGAGTTTGACGTAGGTGTTGGATTGATGGTCAGCTAGGCTTGGCAAGGAGAACCTCCGTGTAGAGTGTGAGTAAGTCGCCGTCGCGGATGTCGTAGAGGTGGATGTTGGCGAGGGAGACGGTGATGGTGGTGGACCCACCGATGGCGATTTTAAACCCGTAGTCGCCTCGATCGACGATCCGGCCTTTGCCAAGGGGAAGGATCGCCCTCATCGGGGTTTCAGCGGATTCCATCGTTCGTCCTCGTTGAGGTGTGAGAAGGTTGATTTGAGATAGACGTTCCGGACGTTGGGGTCCTTCGAGCACACTTCTCGAAACCGACACCCGCCGAACTTGTCACAAGCGGTGTCGTTCATTGGCCAATAGCCGACCGTGGCGTAGTGTTCGGCTTGCTGGAACCAATACTCGAGATCGTGGACCCATTCGTCGAGCATCCCCGGAGTGCGGTACGTCATCCCGCGTTTGAACTCGTTCGGCTGCTGGAGTTTGATCTGCGCAGCGTCGATGATGACGCCGTTGATCGGCGAGTTGATGACGACTTTGCCTGCGAGGGAGTAGAGCGTCATCTGGTTGTTAGGGGCGAACTGGTCGAAGAAGTATTCGCCCGGCGTCGTCGTGGTGGTTTTGTGGTCCATGACGAATAGCGAATCGTTGAAGTTGACGACCCGGTCGAGGTGGCCGCAGAGGAGGTATGGTTGTTCAAAATGTACATTTTCCTTTGGGCTTCCAGCGTATTGTTGATCATATTTCTCACTGGCCTTGGGGCCCCACGGCAACTCAAACCTGAAACTCAACTCAACCGCAGCGGTACCATCTTCTTTGATGTACGTCGTGGCAGAGTCGTCGGAGAACTTGTCGAAGTAGTCGATGGTTAGTTCGAGAAGGGTCTGACGGTTTTTGTACTTCCCGGCCTTGGTCGAGGTGTCGGAGTCCCAGCCTTGAGTGCGGATCAGGAGGTCTTTGATCGCATCCCGCATCGCGGCCTTGTGGGTAGCCCCTGCCGCCTTGGCCTTGTCGTATTGCTCGATGGCGGTGTGGTATTCAGAGCCGAACCGGAGATGGACCGACTCGTCTTTGAATCCCCAGCCGTCGATCATGGTATATTGGTAGAGCCGAGGACAAGTCTTCAGATACCCCAGCGACGTTGAGTCCCAAGCGAATTGGATCTTCGTGCCTGGGAGGAAGGGTGATTGGGCCTGTGGTTCAGGAAGCTTCACTGCTACGTTCCGTTTCATCATAACCTCCTCAATCCCTTACCCGGTGCAGGCTTTGGAGCCTTGAAGCCGAGATCGGCTAGGGTCAGCTTGACCACCCCTTCAGCCTTAGGTCGCTTGACCTTCACCCCTGCCTCACGGCTGGCTCTGGCTCGGCGCTGGTGCTCAATCACGATGTCGATGTCCTTGGGCGTCCAATCGGCCGGGTCCTTGGCGTCGAGATCGATGATGTAGTTCATCAACAAGTCGAGGTCGGATTGTTCAACCTTCGCCTGCATTGCGGGATTCTTCCGCATGATCTCAGCGTACTTTTCCTTATCGATTGACATCGAGATCTCCTAACGTCGGCTTGGGCTTCACGGTTGATCGGCGGATGAAATGAGCATGATCGCCAATAACGTCTCTGACGATCGATGACCATCCACGACCGTAGTGGTTCTCTAGCGTCACACAGTCGCTTTCGTAAAGGTTCAACGTCACCTTGCGGAGTGGGTCGCCTGCTGGGGTTGGCATCATTCTAACTCCACCATCTTCTTCGCAATGAAGATCAAGTCTTCCTTCGGCTTGAAGATCATAAGCGTCTCAAGTTCTGGATCTCCAGCTTGCTTTCGGGCGTCGTAGAGGGCTTGGACGAGGAGTCGTCCGTCAGTACATTCGATCCAGAGTCCGATTTCTTCTCTAAGAGCTCCCCTCCAGAGTGGGAGATAAGTTTCGGCGGCGAGTTTTGTAGCCATGCGATATCCTCCTGTTCGTCTAGGGTTTCTATTTCACCAATGATCGGCACTGCACGGGGTTCGATGTAGACCCACCATGCATCGCCGTCGTTGCGGTAGCGGATTTGCAACGAGTCGTAGATCGAGCAGCCGTAGAGAGGCTCCCCCGGCTGGTAGAGTTTGCGATTGTCGTTTCGATCAATCGACCTTGCCTGATGCATCCTCAATCGGAGGCTGATGGCGGTCGACTCGGCTTGGACCTGGAAGCGTATACCCTTCGTCGTATTATAGGCTTGGTCAAACAGTTCGAAGCAATCGCCGTAGGCAAGGCGGGTGGTTGGAGAAGACATATTTGATTCCCTGTGTAGACGACTTCTTTAGTTTTCCACTTCCATTTACACGCCTTGCACTTTCGGGTGCGGATTACTGTAACATGGTCGCGGACGGCGAGGTAGCGAGTGAGGACGGTTGCGGATCGTCCATGGCAGTGCTTGCAGATTACCATTGGATCTGGCTCGATGCGATCTCGACCAGTTGATCCTGAGATCGAGTGGAGATCACATAGCGGAGATTGAGATCTTGTTCAGTCTCTGACAGTAGGTGTGGATCGAGGTGGATGACATAGGGATACTCAAGTCCCTTGGATTTGTGCCCGGTGAGTAGGTTGATCGATCCGGTCTGTTTGAACAAATGTTCAGCATAGGACATTGCTGAGGAGAGCGAGTCGGCAACTCTGGCGAATATTCGCATACACTCTGCCATATCAGAGGCTGTGGTTGATTCATTGGCTAGCTTCTCCGCTTCCCAGTCGTTGATCGCCGAGATGGTCTGGGCCCGGTTCATCTCTGGGTTGCCTAGACGTTTCATGATGTTGGTCAGGCGTGGCCCGATGTCACTCCCAGCGACCTTCACCGAATGTCCGGCAGCGATAAGTCTAAAGGCCATGGCGAAAAGAGGAGCATTGTTACGGCAAATAACAGTAGCATTATCAGGGATGTCAGAAGCCAGAAGTCTGTTCGGGACGCTGACTCCTCCTCCGTTACGGAAGGCTTTGAAATGTGGGACGCGCCAGTGAACGTGTTCGACGATTGCAGAGGGACATCGGAAAGAGATCGAGAGGTCCTGTCGGGCCATTGAATATGTGCCAACTGCGTCGGCCATACCTTGGGCGGTCGCACCACGGAAGCCGTAGATATTCTGCCATGGATCGCCCACGCCGATGAGTCGATCCGTGACCAATCGGGAGAGTAGTTGGTGATTAACGGGAGATAGATCTTGGTACTCATCGACCATGACGAGTGGATACTTTGGAAAACCTCCGCCGAACAATGCAGGCATGTAGACCTGATCGTTATAGTCGACGTATCCGTCGTAGGCCGATACGATTGACTTTCGCAGGATGGCATCAATAACATCGGAAACAAGATCATCGGGGGATTCTTCTAGCAGGGCGTGGAATTTGGTTTGGGTGATCAGGCTTCTCTCGGCCCCGGCCACACCTTGCGGAATGTACCCAACGGACTTTGCAAATTCCACACCCGATACCACCTGATCATACACGGCCCAGAGGATTCTCTGCTGGCTCTTGGGGGCTGAATTAATAAGCTCACGAAGTTGGGCGTTGGTTTTCTTCCAGTCAAGTTTAACCGTACGACCAGAGGCAAACCAGATTCGATGACCCTGACCGTTGAATGTACGAACATCCGTTGTCGAACGCATTTGCTTCTTGGCGTCGTCGGAGTTTTTGCGGCCGAAGACGAGGTAGAGGATCGGCTTGGTTTTCGATTTCGCTTGGACCCCTTCGAGGGTGTGCGATTTGCCCGTCCCCGCGAGGGCGTTGACCATGATGTTATCATCTGTGGTAGCAACATGGGTGTAGATTGCCTCTTGTTCCTCGGTGGGCGGGGGTGGTGCGGGCTTGTCGGCTAGTCGTCGCAACATTGGTTCCTGCCTTTGTTGTTATTCGAGTGGACGGAGGAATGGGACCTTGTTGTTCCGAGTGGCCTTGCGGCAGACGGAGTAGATCCGACCCTCGTTGGTGATTGGCATTTTTAACACAGTTTCGGTAGCATGGCGTTGCTCCCACATGGTTAGCAGGCGGACGCAATCGGCCATTGGGGTCGACGGCGGGGTGATGGTTGTGGCGACAAGGCCTGCGAGGATGATTTTCATTGAAGCTTATTCGCAGCGAGGAGGGTGATTTGATGGGCGGTCAGTTTGAACATCTCATGCATCGCAAGCCAGCCCTTGGCGAGGACTTTGTCGACATCGTTCCCTTCGGTGTTGTGAAGGTGGGACATCAACGCTGCGCAATCCTGACACTCACGAACATGGTCGAGGAGTTTGAGATAGACCTCGCCGCGAGTCACCTGACCACCTACGGTCAGGCCGATGATTCCTTTGGTCATTACAGTCTCCGGGTGATGATGACTTGGGGCTTGGCGATGCCGAGAGCAGCCGCGAGGTTGATCTTTGGCGCCGACGGCGTGGCTGAGGTTGGGAAGTGTTCGATGGCGTCAGTGGGCATCTCGGGGACATCGAAGTTGATTGGCATCATCGTGTGCCAATACGGATGCGCACGATGGCCACTGGTAGAGCAGATCCACCAATAGCCGAGGTTGTCGCATTCGAAGCAGCCCATGGCACGGCATGATGGGCAGTCGATACGATGTGCGATATCGAACGCAGACTCGCCACGGACCTTGTGGGCTATGAGATAAGACTCAGTCACCGTCCCGCATCTCCTGTGCTTGACGGATCATGATGCGGGCTATTTGCATAACCTGCTCCTCGATCTCGTCGGTAGTGATTTCATCGGTGGAGATGACCGTGGCAATGCAGGAGCCCATGAGGCGGATACTGTCTGTGGGAGTGATGCCTTGGGATTCGAACCAACGCATCAAGGCCTCATGGGCTGCGTAGAAGTCGTCGCGGACTAGCATTAGAGGATTCCGTGTTTG